ATCATTAGTAAATTCTTTCCTGTATAATAAATATTTATAGAGCAAAGAATCATTAGTAAATTCTTTCCTGTATAATAAATATTTATAGAGCAAAGAATCATTAGTAAATTCTTTCCTGTATAAAAATATTTATTAAATTTTATCATTTATTAATTTATAATTATATATTATACTTATATGAATGATCCGATAAAAATAATTTGGAAATATAAAAATAATAATAGAAGAACTCAATATGCAATATATATTTTTATAGGTGATGTTACAAAAAATATTAAAAAAATATTAGATAAAATAAGAGATCTTAATTTTTATGATTCATTAATAAATTTAACTAAAGATGAATATAACCAATTGGAAAAATATTATGGTAATAAATGGTATTCAAAGTTTTTTAATTCATATCATATTAATTCAACAATATATTCTATAAAAGAATCATCAGTATTAAAGAATGAATTAATTAACAAATATACTCAAAAATGGTATGATGATAATATACTTACTCATGAATTAATAGAAAAGAAATTAATTTATTCATATGAGTCTATAATTAAATATGATCTTGAAAGAAAAAATAAAAAAAAAGTTCAAGAAGCAGCCGTATCTTCGGAATTTGATGATTTTAATGATTATACAACTACAAAAAAATTAGACATCAAAAAATTATTTGCAGTAAAGGAACAAAAAGGTGGTAATTATGGTAATAATTATAATGAAGAATTTAATTTAAGTGGTGGATTTTATAATTTAATTGATGATTCTATTATTGGTAATTCTATTATTGGTGGTTATGATGATGACCATCAAGATGATATTAACGACGATGATGAAATATTACACGAAGATAATGATGATGATGAAAACGATAATGTTAATAAATCAATAGATGAAGAAGATGAAACACAAGAAACACAAACGGAAATAACAGAAGAAGAAGAGGTTGATTTAAATGAAATTGAACAAATATATAAAGATTCTGATGCTAAATTTGATGAAAGTGTTGTTAAAACAGCATCTCTTATTAAAGAAGCATTAAACGATAATAAGATATTCGAAAAAATAACAAATGAAATGATTAAATTTGATCAATCAAAAGATAATAATATATATGATGATACAATAAAAGATACATATAAAAAAATATATGTTACATCACAATATATTTTTAAAGATGATACAATAAAAGTTATTAAAGATAAAGTTTGTGTTAGTATTAAAAATAATGAAAAATATGGTAATCAATCTTATTTATTGCCCTCAAGACAATATATTTGGTCAGAATATTATTATAATGATAAAATAGAAAAAATTATGATTGGTCAAAAATGGTTACGTCGTAATGAAATTTTAACTATTGATATAGAACCAAATAACAATTTACGTCTATATGAAGATTTAGATGGACAATTAAAAATACTAAGAGATAATTTAAAAAGATATAGTTCAAGAATAAGACGAGAAGATGATGATACTAATATTTTATTAGATTATGATGATTATATACAAAATAATGAGATATATATGATAGATTTATATAATGAATTTGGAAAAAATTATAAAAAAGATACAGAAACAATAAAAAATTTACAAGAGGTATATCTTAAATTATATTTTCCAAAAGTAAGAACAGATGAAATTAAAAATATAATAGATTATTTAAATAATCCAGAAGATAAAGTTGAATCGCAAAGAATGATTAATGTATATGAAACACTATCGAATGATTTATTAATAGAAAATGAGATTATGACAATGGTTGAAAATGTTAAAGTTAATAATGAATATAAGAAATTGTTTAAGACAACTTATATATTACAATCAAATATTCATTTAAAACTACGTCAAAAAAATTTAGATCAAAAGATAGATTTATATAGAATATTTAATGAATTTATAGTAGATAAAACCTTTCCATTTATAACATATCAATCATTAGATGGTAATGTAGTTTTTAAAGTTAATGAAAAAGAAATAAATGATTTAATGAAAGAAACAGAAAATATTGATATTATTTCTAAATGGTTTGAAAATACAATGTTTGGTATTTCATTTAAATTTAAAATTAATGATAAATTTGGTGATAGATTTATGAGTATAACAATAAGCGATACTGGTAGATTAGAATATAAGATGGTATGGAAAGAAGAAGATCAATCTACAATAGATGATGTTAAAATATCATATAAATATGTTAGAAATTTAATAAAGAAATTAAATAGTGAAAAAAACAGACATAAATTTGAAGAACCAGAAGATTCAGAATTTAAATTTGCATTTATAAATACTGTACAAAAATTTGATCTACCAGAAAAATATATAATAAATCATAATGATCTATCAGAATTTTCTAGATATTTTTATCCATATATATCTCTTGTAATTGACCCACGTAAACGTTTAAGTAAACAAGATAAAGAAGAGACAAGTAAATTTGGTACTTATTTACGTTATAAGAGAGTATCAAAATATGATAGTCAGTCTAAGATTGAACAACGTATATTATATTTTTTAAGAAATTATGAAATAACAGATAATGTTTTAGTAAATGAGATTAGTAAACAATTTAATATTACTATTGAGAAAGCAGATGAGGAGTTACAGAAAATAAAACAAAGATATCCTTACATTAAAAAATCTAGAAAGATATTAAAAAAATTAGAAGTTGCACCCAAATATAAATCACCTGGTATAAGTATTGATATTATTGGCAAACAACGTGAAAATTATAAAATACGTATTTCTGGTGTTCGTGATAAAGAACAATTAGAAAGAATGTGTCAATTTATGAATATTTTAATTTATTTATATAGCGAGACATATTTATACAAAAAACCTGAATTACAAGAATTAAAAGAAAAACTTAAGAAATTAACAAAGATTGCTAAAAGAAGAAGTAAAGTAGTTGATGTTGTTAATTATGAAGCTGAAGCAAAATTAGTGAAGGAAATGGCAAAACGTGATAAAGAACGTATTGGATATAAACCAGAAGAAGGACAAAATCAATGGACACGGTGTTGTCAAAATAGTGGTGATGGTAAAAAACGTAGACCACAACAATATAATGCATCAACAATGGCTGAATTATTAAAGAAAGGATATAAACTAAATAAAAAAACTGGTGAATATGAACGAAGAGTATTTGTAAAGAATGCTAAAACAGGTAAAAAAGAAGAAGTAGTATTAAAAACATTAAAATTTTCTGATTTTGATGAAGAAGGTAATCCAACAGGAAATGAAATACATTACGCGTGTGATCCAGAAGAAAATGGAGAACATTTTTATGTTGGCTTTTTAACAAAATGTAGAAATCCATTTGGACATTGTATGCCTTGTTGTTTTAAGAAAGATCCAGCAATGACAAAAAATACTGGAAAAATTAATTTTTATAAAACATGTCAAGGTGTTGAAATAAAAGAAGATAAGAAAGTAGAAGATATAAATTTATTAGAACAATTATATATTTTACAAGATACTAATAAAATTCAAGATGGTCGATTTGGATTATTACCTAAATATTTAGATTTCTTTTTTAATACTATGTTAGAAAAAGATAAATTTATTAAACAAAATTATTTAACAAAAACAAAAAATGGCTATTTTTTCAAATATGGTTCATCACAAGAAAATTATCAATTCTTAAATGCTATAGGATCATGTATTAATATGTCAGTAGAACAACTTAAAAATAAAATAACAACTATATTAGAGAAAGATTTTACTGAACAGTTATATACTGCATTAAACAATGGTGATATTAAGAGTCAATTTGGTAATAAAACTAATTTTATAGAATTTATTAAATCTAATCCTATACTAGACTTTGATCTTATGAATAATATTCTATGTTTACCCGGTACTATTTATAAAAATGGTATGAATATAATAGTATTTAATAAAAAATCTATAATAATAAGTAAAACATTTGAAAAAGAAAAAATAAGAGAGGATTTTGAATTAATGTGTGGAAATATAGAAGATTATGAATCATTAACATCACTTTTAAGAGAAAATATATTTTTATTAAAAGATGGTAAAAACTATTATCCTATTACTATGGTTGAAAAAACAGATGAATCTACAAAAGATATTAAAATAAGTAAAACATTCAAATTTGAAAATAAAAAAAATAATATAATACTACATGTATCAGAATTTTATCAAAAGAATTGTAGAGGATCTTTTATGGATGCAATAATACATAGAGAATCGTTACCAACAGCAAGAGAAGTATTATTTTATTTAACACAAGTTAATAATAAAAAATATGAACCAAAATATCAAATTATTGATTCAAGAAATAAATGTAAATTCTTTGTTACTGAAAATAATACATTAATACCAACACGTCCTAGTGGTTCAATATATAATATTCAAATTGTTAAAACAACTGATAAATATATAAAATCATTTAAAGAAACTTATGCTGATTTAGAAGAAATATATAAATTAACAAAACAACAATTAGATGTAAAACCATATCAAGTATATTATAACGTAGAAGATGGGAATAAAATATTAGTTACAGCCATTGTAACTAAATCATTTGATGTTGTTCCTGTTATTGAAGAAAAAATTAAAAAAGAAGATTTAGACAAATTAGGATTAAAATATGAGAATGTTCCATTAGTAGATAAAATAGATAATGATATTATTAAAAGAAAAACAAATATTACTATTGATGAAAGAGTTGTTAATGTTAATAAAGATTCATATTATACAGAAAGTTATGAATTATTTAGATTAGAATTTAGTAATTATCTAAATCGTATAGAGAATCAATCATTGAAAACAAAAGTACAAAAGATCATTAACAATAAGAAATATACAATTAATGATAAAACAGAAAATTTAAGATTAATTTTATATAAACTAGTTGATAAGAATGCAGCTGACAAATATAGAAAGATTATAGAATCAAAAAATATAACTGTTGATGAAGATACAAATATAGAAGTTGATGAGAATGCTGCTCAAGAAGGAGGTAAATATGATAAATTGATTCATATTACAAAAGAAGATCCTGATTTAAAAACCTATATAGTTAATAATGATAGAGAATCATGTAATATACATAAAGACAAAGAGGAGTGTAATACAAATATACATTGTCATTGGACAAGAACTGGTTGTTACATGTCTTTAACTAAATCACTAGTAATAAAATTTATTAATAAAGTAAGTGATGAATTATCAGTTGGTGATCGTAAAGCATTAGAAATACTTAAAATAGATGATTATTATGTATCTGATATAGTTGATTATAGTAAATATACTATACGTGAAAATCAAAAGATCATTAGAAGTACTGGAAGTAATGTTAAGAAAGCATTAGGTGATATTTTTGGCGCGGATAATATACCTGTTATTGGTAAAAAGAAAATGAAAACATTAGTAGAAGGCAATTATCAACAACTTAATCAAGAATATCCACTTATTGATATGAAGGAATATTATTTACAAAAAATCATAAATGGTAATTTAACTATATTTAGAGCATATGTTAATGGTTATTACTGGCATAAAAATATTAATAATGATGCTGAAGTTAAGAATTTAGGTTATTATTCACCATTACAAACAGAATTATCAAATTATTTTAGAGGATCTGTAATTGAATGGTTACGTAATCCAAAACATGAATCAAAAGTTAAAAATTTAACGAGCTATATGAATCTAAATAAATCAAAGAACATTAATGATTTCATTATAAAATTAGGTAGTTCAACAAATTATACAACAAATTATATAGTAGAATTATCAGTTTTAAGCATAATAAACAATATACCTATTATAATACATAATGATTTGAATATACCAATTTATGTTTTTGATAAAGGACTTATATATGATAATAAAGTTAATAAAATAAGTGAAATCAAAAAATATATTGATAATAAAGATAAATATATTAATATCCGATTTATATATGTATTAAACACTGATGTGCCCGATGGTATTGAAATTTTATATTTTAGTAAATAAATAAATAAAAAGAATTTAAAGAGCTGAAAACAACATATTATTTTTTTTCACCGGTTAAAATTCTATAGAAAGAATTTAAAGAGCTGAAAAAAACATATTATTTTTTTTCACCGGTTAAAATTAAAAAATCATTTATAATATAATATATATATATTATCGAGATGTCTAAATCTAAATCTAACTTATTGAATGAATTAGTTGAAAAACAATTAAAGAATGTATATTATGCTAATAAATTAACATATAGAGATCTGAACAGATTAACAAAATATATTGATCATTCTATCTTTACAGATAAATGTTGTATATGGAATGGATATATTAGTGAGACAGGAGTTGATAACAAAAATTATTATATTAATTTCTTTTTTAAAGATAAAAAAGTAAGTTTACATAGACTACTATATACAAACTTTGTCGGTGTTATTAATGCAAATGAATATATAAGAGTAGTATGTAAAAATAAAGGTAAATGTTGTTGTATAAATCATTTTGTTAAATTTACAATTACAAATGACGATAATATAGATGAAGGAGAAAGTGAAGAAGATGAAACAACAGAAGAAGAGCAAGAAATTATTAATGACAATGGTGATAATAGTGATAATAGTGATATTGAAACCACTGAAAGCGATGATGATTTTATTGTTAAATTTTAAAAATATAATTATATATAATATATGTTAACAAAACCATCTGGAGGATTTCCACCAATAATAAAATGTTCAAAAGCTGATTTAAAAGTAATAACTGAAAACAAAAATAGAGAGTTTAAAGGTGTTAAAAATGCAGTTTCAATAAAAGATATAATGAATAAACGTATCAATTTTTCATCATAATGAAACGTTTTATGAAATAAAAAAATTATAATATATTATATATATATTATAATTATATGGATAAATTTAAAGAAAAATTAGAAAAGATCGAAAATAAAGACAAAAATAAAAAAGATGTTGTAAATAACGATGATACTATTTCAAAAACAGGTAAAAAAATAAATGATACAAATTTATTTGTAAATGCATTAGAATACTATGATAGAAACAGTGAAAAATATGCAGATAAACTTAATAATGTACATTATTATAACATTGAAGTTGCTGAAGATGATCTACATCACGATGTAATACATTGTTATGATTCAGATTTTAAAGAAATTTTTAAATCAAGATTTGAACTTATTGGTATCCATGAAAAATTTTCACATATTTGGACATGGGGATGGAGTATGCCAAATGTTCGTAAAGGAGTAATAAATATTATAAGAAAAATTTTAATATATGGTACAGAATTAGATCCAACTGCGAGTATTTTAAAATCAGAACTAATAACATCACGGTTTATAATTACAAATGATATACAGTTAGATATACATTGTGCGATTGCCTCTTATTTATCTAAAAAAGACATTATATTTAAATATAATATGTTTGGTAGTTCAGAAATAACTAAAAAAGATGGTGTTGACTATATTAATAACATGCATGGAGATTATTCAATTAAAGTTAATAACGATTTCCAACTAGTTAATTATATTTTTCTATTAGATCCTATATAATATATGGAGTATATTCATAATCTAATTCTTTATCAATATGTACTTCATATTCTTTATTATCTAATTGGTGTACTTTAACCATATCACCAGTAAATAATTCTCTCTTGTATTTATGTAAAAAGAATTTTATATTTTCATCTCTATTTGTACTAACAATATAATATTCGTATTGTGTAGAATTATAATACTTTTGTCTCCCCATTAAAGTCAAAAATTTATATTTATCATTAACATCAGCTGAATTATTAACTAGATAACCCATTTTTTTAAATGCAGTTGGTCCTCCACGTGTATACATACCAAAACTATATGGATCTACTACATCTGCAGGAATCATATAATCGTCTCTTTTAAATGGAGGAGTTAAAGGATCATTATATGTTTTATAATCATAATTTCTTAAAATACCATAAATATCTTGTGTTTGTATAATTGGAACTTGAGGTGTTATTATTTCCATAGTTTGTTGTGTTTGTTGTGTAGTTTGATTATTATTTTCAGTATTATTTTCAATAATGTTTGTTTCATTTTCTTTTCTAGATGGTTCTATTCTATTTCTATAATAGATATATACAAAAAACAAAACTAATACGACTAATATTAATTTTAATAAAACATGTGTTTCTATATCGTTATTACCACCTAACTGATTAATATTTGTTTTTAAAAATAAATTTTCTAATATATTACTATTATTGTACATATATAATAGTATTATATTTTTATTTATTTCTTTACTAATTATATGTTACTATGTCATATAGTAGGATTTAATAATAAACTAAAAAATGACTTTGTATCAACATTAATAAATTTATCAGATAATATATTAGTTTTAGATATTGACGATATTTCTAAAAAAATAATGTTTGATAAAGATTTCTCTAAATTTTATAACCAATTTATTGATCCGAATAATAAAAATAAAATTGTTTTATTACAACAATTATCTTTTATATGGAAAAATAAAATAACTACAGAAATAAATAATATATTAAATATTAACGAATCTAAATTTATTATTTTAATTGGGTTGATAACATTTTTTCTTGATTATCGTATAAAAATAAATCTAAACGAAGAAATAAATAATAAATTTTTTGTTAATACAAATACACAAGATCATATTAAACAATTAATAGAATATAATTTACATACATATAAAAATGATATTATTAATGGTTCTTTTCCATTAAAATATTTAGATCATACTTATCTTAAAACACAACGAAATGAATTACGTGATCAATATTTTATGAGAGATTATAAATTAAAAAATTATGATACTATTATTAATTGGATTGAACAAAATACAAAATCTTTTTATAATAAAGAAAATAGTAAACCAGTATATATCGCCAGTTTTAATAGATACGAAGATTCTATTCCAATGCATTCTGATTCTATTATTGGGTATAATGATAAATGGTTAGCATTAGCGTCATTATATCCAAAAAATAAATTTAAAAAGGGTGTTAGTTTTGTAGGTGGTATTAAACGACCATATATTAAAGAATTAGGATTACAATATTTTAAAGAATTAAATAAATGTTGTTACTTATATGAGTTATTTCCATCAAAACATATTGATAATTTCAGATCACTTATTGATAATAATACTTTTATTAAGAGAGAATATATATCAAATATTAAAAAAGAATTAGAATTAAATGATACATTTTTTGATAATTATAAATTAATTTGATAATTATAAATTAACTTAACAACACGATAATATTATACTATATATTATTATACATGTCAAAAAATCCAATAATAGCTATTGTACAATTTCAAACAATTGATGGTGAACGACATAGTGGAATACATGAATCAAAATGGACAAATGAATTACTTAGTCATTATAAACTAAAAGAAGATATAGAAGATTATGTTTCTTTTTTAAAATTAAAAACTATATATGATTTGTTTGGATTTATAGATATTATTATTAAACCAACAGATAACCATATTTTAAATATAGAAGATTTATATTATACATCTGATTATGTATATCAAGCAATATTCAAGTGTCCAGTACCTACAGATAATAGTACACACCAAACTTTAGTTAATGAATCGAATAAATTAGGTACATTAATGTTAGGAGAAAAACACATTGTTGATGGAAATATGATATTAATAAAAAGATCAATTATAAATAATAATTTTTATTATGAAGATATTTCTTTTGATGATATTACTCAAATTATTAAACATCAATTTTTACACCAAGCAGTAATTGTTAAACCAGACAATTCAATAGATAATTCACAGTATATTTATAATCCATTAGAAATTAATTTTGGTCAATCTCATTTGGATAATTCCAGATATTATGAATTTAAATTCTTGGAATATAGATTATTTTTTCATATTGATATTAAAGCAGAACAAACAGAACAGAATTTCAATAAAATTGCCTCAGTTATATATGGGCGTCGTGTTTATGGTAATGTATTAATATCTTTAACAGATAATTCAGATTCATCACCTATTAACTTTGATATTGATGCAGATTTATTAAATATGATATATATGGTATGTCTTTATAATAAAGTAAATAAATGTGAAATAGATAAAAAGAAATATGCTAGAAAGATGGAATTAAATAATAAAGATATAGAAGATTATGATCCAACTAAACATACTGATTTTAATCATAATGGATTTCCAGAAGTTACATTATGTCCTAATTTTTTCTATATAATTAAAAATGAATATATATGTATACCAAAAGAATTTAATGATAACAATATAGATATTTTTAATTTATATGATAAGTCAATTTTTGATAATTAAAATATAATATATATTATATAATGAATTTTCAAAATCAAAATATAATGAACGGTAGTACAGAAGGTACACCTATCACACAATTAAGAAGAGATTTAATTCAAAATGATGATGATTCTCAATATTCAATAGCATCAATTAAAACATCAACTGATATTAGACAACTTGTAAATGAAATAAATAATGATATTAAAAATAAAAATAATGATAAAAAAGATTTAGATATTATTAGTAAAAAACAGGAAACTGACACAACTACATTAACTGATACTGATAATGAAAAACCTAAAAAAATAAAAAAAAAAAATAACAACAAATATTCTATTATTGAAGATTCAATATATGATGGAATATTGTTATTAATTATTTTTATATTAATGTCTCAGCATTTTGTTAAAAACTTTATAGGTAATTATATTAATATTATAAATGTTAATCAAGAAGGTGTTGTTCCAATGCTCGGTGTTGTAACATATGGTTTTATATTTGTTGTTGTATTCTTGTCAGTAAAAATATTGATTTACAAAATATGTGGGGTATAAAAATATTTTATTTATTGTTATCTAAAATTTTAACAATAAAGTTATATATATTATTAATTGTTTCTTTATCTTTATTATTTACTTCTATAATTAATCTCTTGTTTTCAAGTATTAATTTAAATTTACTATTATCATATATTTCTTGTATGATATTTTCGATATTATGGTATTTATGTAAATTTGGAAATGATAATATGTCTTGTTTAATTTGATTATATTTTGTTAAAAGTATAGTATTATTATCAGAATTTAATATTTTTATTATATTATAATCTTCTGTATAAATATTATCATTACTATCTTTTATTTGCGAATAATACATTCTGCGTAAAATAGTCTTTTCACTTATTTTAATAAATTTATTATTATTAATAGAATCTATTTTAAATATATCACTATAACTATTATTACTTAGTTTTGTTGTAGATATTATTATTCTATTTGTTTCATTAATATTGTCATAAAAATTATCAAATGTAAACATAATATATATTTATTATTAATATATAAATATTTAAATTAAACATATGATTAATCAATTTTTATAGTTTTTCAATAATCATTAGATCATCAATAAAAACTATTCCATAATTAACAGTTGGTCCTGTTAAATATTTATGTTTAAATAAAGTATATTTATCATATTCAACATTTCCATATAACTGATCATATGTATTTATTGACAATATATAATTTGTATTATTATTAATATTTATATTTCTAATATTTATTTTTATATTATGACCTGGACCGGATGATATAAAGTTTGCATCAAATGTTATTGAAACATTATCTCCTATAATAATATCATAAAAGTGATATGTTACATTATCATTTGCTAATGTTGATGTATCAGTTTCAGAAATATATTTTGTTTTACTTGTAAATGTTGGTGTTAATGTTTTTGGTGTTATAGAACCATTTGTAATAGTATATGAATTATTTATACTATAATTATTGTTACTTAATGACAGATTACTTATATTTATTGGTTTATTATTTCCAACATTATAATCTGTGTATAAAGCATTATATGATGGTATAGTAACAATATCACCACTAATAATATTATTAAGTGTATATGATATTGTTCCTGATGCATCCATAGTCTTATCATATTCTTTTGGAGTTACTGTAAATGTTGGTGTTAACGTTCTTGGTATTATAGAACCACTAGTAATATTATATGAATTATTTATACTGTAATTATTATTGCTTAATGTTAGATTACTTATATTCATTGTTTTATTATTTCCAACATTATAATCTGTGTATAAAGCAGTATATGATGGTATAGTAACAATATCACCACTAATAATATTATTAAGTGTATATGATATTGTTCCTGATGCATCAAAAGTCTTATCATATTCTTTTGGAGTTACTGTAAATGTTGGTGTTAATGGTTTAGCAGTTATAGACCCATTATAAATATGTGATTTTACAAATGTATATGCGGTAGATGTTCCATCTGTTAAAGTATTTATATTTATACTAATCGGTATATTACTATTTACATTTTTATCATTATATGTAGCTGTAGAACTATTTATTGTTAATCCAGCTGGTTGTAATGAATCATAAGTATATAAATTATACATATTTGACGATAATATCAAATTATTACTTCCATCATATTGTTTTGTTAGAGATGTACCATTAAACATTATTGAAGTAAATTTTGATACAGATGCTATTGAAAAATTAGTTAAATTAATATTTAACATTTGGGTTAAAATGTTTCTATTAATCACACTACCATCGCCTAATTGTCCATTTCCATTGAAACCACAACCATAAATAGTTCCATCACTAAACAATACTATCGTATATAAATTACCACATAGAATATTAATCGGCGTTTTACCATTAGGTATAGTCATTGATGTTAATATATATTGATTTGTATTAGTTTTATTACCTAGTTGTCCATTATTATCATAACCACACCCATAAATAGTATTATCACTAAATAATATTATTGTGTGAGAGTCACCACATGCTATATTAATTGGTGTTTTACCAACTGGTAAAGTCATTTGAACTAATGTAAGTTGTGTTGTAGTATTTCCATTTCCTAATTGTCCATAATTATTATAACCACATCCATAGACAGTTCCATCATTAAATAATATAATAGTATAATACGAACCACACGCAATATTTATTGGTGTTTTACCAACTGGTAAAGTCATTTGAACTAATGTACTTTGATCTGTAGTATTTCCATTTCCTAATTGTCCATAATTATTAGTACCACAACCATAAATAGTTCCATCATTAAATAATATAATAGTATAATACCAACCACACGTAATATTTATTGGTTTTGCACTTATATCAGTTAAAGTCATTGATCCTAATGTAGTTTGAGTTGTAGCATTTCCATTTCCTAATTGTCCAAACAAATTGTTACCACAACCATAAATAGTTCCATCACTAAATAATACTATTGTATGCAAACCTCCACATGCAATATTTACTGGTTTCGCACTTATATTTGTTAAAGTCATTGGTCCTAATGTAGTTTGAGGTGATATAGTATTTCCATTTCCTAATTGTCCATTACTATTATAACCACAACCATAAATAGTTCCATCATCAAATAATATTACTGTAAAGCTATAGCCTAATAATAATTTAATAGGTGTTTTATTAGATGGTAAAGTTGTTGGTGTTAATACATAATTATTAAATATACCTAATTGTCCATCTGTATTGTCACCACATCCATAAATAGTTCCATCAGTAAATAATACTATTGTATATTTATCTCCACATGCAATACTTGTTGGTATTTTACCAGATGGTAGAATCATTTGTGTTAATATATTTTTAGAAAAATCTTGAGTATCAATACCTAATTGTCCAGTATTATTATATCCACATCCATAAATAGTATTGTCATTAAATAATACCATGGTATGAGCAGTACCACAAGCTATTTTTTGGGGAACTTTACTATTGCCATTATTATCTACTGGTAAATTTATTTTTGTTAAGATAGTCGTATTTGTATTACTATTAATACTTAATTGTCCATATGAATTACTACCACATCCATAAATAGTATTATCGCTAAATAATACTATAGTATATAAATTACCACAAACTATTTTTATTGGAACTTTACTATTGCCATTATTATCAACTGGTAAAATCATTTGTGTTAATACAATCTTAGTTGTATTATTACCAATACCTAATTGTCCAGATGTATTATTACCGCATCCATAAATAGTATTGTCACTAAATAATACTATTGTATGATATCCACCACATATAATACTTGACGGTGTCTTACTATATAATCCCATTAATTGTGCTGTGGTTTGATTTGTAGTGTTACTAATACCTAGTTGACCATAACTATTATTACCAAATCCATAAATAGTATTATCATTAAATAACATTATTGTATGAGATGTACCACAAGCTACATCTATTGGTGTTTTGTTAGATGGTAAACTCGAAATCAATGTAAATTCATGTGTTGATGAACTAGATACACCTGCCTGACCATATGAGTTTATTCCTGTTCCAAAAGCAGTATAACGTGTTACACCATTATTAAATATCGCAATTGTATAGCTTAAACCACATGCTATTTTTATTGGTATTGGAGGAATTGTTGTAATAGTCGCATAAGAAGTATGTACTTCATTTAATAAAGGTGCTAAACTACTCATGCTTAGTTCATAATTTGAATTACTACCACAGCCATATAATTTATTATTATCACATTGTACTATTGTGTGAGTTAAACCACATGTAATATTAGTAATCTTCACTCCTGTAGGTATTTTTACTGTAGGTATTTGTGTTAAAATGTAATTATTAAACATACCTAATTGACCAACAGTAGAACTTCCACAACCATACACATTGCCATCATTGTATGGTTAACATTATTTCCTAAAATATATTTATAATCTTTAATACTATCACAAAAATATAATCCAATTAAATTAATATTTCCATCTTCAAGAATCCAGTTACCATTCATTGCACTATCACCGGTTAAATCGATTGATGCGTGTATATTTATATTTAATCTTGCCTCAAATTGCCTAATAACATATAACCAATTTTTATCTATAGCAATATTACAATCCATTATATCAAAGTTCTGCATACCATTATTTTTAAAAAAGTCTAATAAATCAATAAAATTTGACCAAGAAACTAAATCTATATCATTAGTTTGAACATCAAATAAAATACTATTTTCAAATGAACTAATAAATTGATAATCTGGTAAATTATTATTTTCTTGAAATAATCCAACATTAATAATTTGTGTATTTAAAGCAATTATTTTATCTTGTATAGTCTGTAAAGTATCATAAAAAAAATCAAATATTATATATTTTGTATTATCTGTTAAAGATCCAATAACAGTTTGTTGATCTTTTATACGAGAATCAATTAGTAACAAATTCATATATAATAACTATATATACAAATATTATATGATTATAAACAAATATGTTTCTTTCTCTGAAATTTTTATTAATATAGGCCAGAATAGATAATAAAAAATTGATACTTATACCCATTGAATAATAATTAATATTTATATATTACTACTAAATATGAGTTTACTTAATATATCAGCTTTTTATACAATTGGTATGAATAAGTTTGTTAATCTAATAAATAATACAATCTTTAAAAATGTATTAGTTACACAAGATTCTACATCAGAATTTAAAATTCTATGTAAACAAATTCTTGAAAATAAAGATATTAACATTATACAATTTAATAATATTATATCCAATCTTATTAGTAAAAATATAAATCCATATGAATTATTATATGATGAATTAAATAGTTATACACAAACTATTGGAATTGATTTACAACAACATATTAATGATAATACATTTACTAATATGACATTTATTAAAAAATACAATAGTTATATTACCAGTTGTATTAAATTTAAAAAATTATTTTACAAATTAAATAAATATTGTCATACACAAGAAAAAAATAATAATATTTCAGATACGTTATATATATTAACAAATTATTGTTTCTATAAAAATGTTATAGATAAAACGTATAATAATCGACCACTAATTAATTTTTTGAAATTTACCGATATAGACATTATTGAACTTATAAATATAATCAAAATTTTTGGTTTTTACAATACTTTTATTAAACATGTTCAATCAGAAAAGATTAAATATGACAATATTGCTAGTAATAATATTAATAAATACGTTACAAATGATAAAATATTAATACAAATTATTGATAAGATTGATAATGATATTCGATCATTTAAAGATAAAACAAAAAATAATTATGAATTAGAACAATTAGTTAAAGATACAGTTAATACTACGAAGATATTTTCACAGTTTGAAAACAATGACAGTTTTTTGACATTATATGTATCAAAACTATATCAAAGATTATTAAATAATTTTGATTATAATATCGAACAAAACCTTATTAATTCTATGAGCTTTACTAACAAACAAAATATGTTACTCAATATTAAAGTAGCAATTGATGACATTAGATTATCTAAATTTATGCAATTATCAAATATTATTAATAAAATAAAGTTAAATATTAAATCTAATTCTTATAAAGAACTTGAATTTGATAAGGTTGATGTTACTATTAAATATTTGGCAAAAGATATTTGGAATGAATACGTGTCAAATAATGCTGTAATAAATAATCATTGTTCTAAATTAATGATTTATCAAGATTTGTATACAAAATTTGTAAATCAATTATATAATATTACACATACTTTTAATATCGATTATACAAAATCTAGTGTTGATTTTGATTATACAATTAAAAATAAAACATTTAAAATAAAAGCATCATATGTTCAATGTATTATACTAGATTATATTAATACATCTTCTACTACAACACTTAATGATCTTTCAAAGAAATTTAATATATCCGAAAGTTCTATTGATTTTAATGCCTTACTAGAATTAAAATTAATTACTAGAGAAAATAATAATGTCATAATAAATAAAGATTTTGATTATGTAACAAACACAATTAATGTTTTTGATACTAATAATAAAATTGAGAATTTCTTAGAGAGACGTAAAGTATTTAATCCTATTGAATGTAAAAATAAACTTTATGAATTCTTAGAGAATAACCAATGTAATAAATATGTGCTTACTGATCTATATAATCATATGCTTAATAATTATTCAGTATATCAACAAGAAATAGCTACATTTTTATCAGAACTTATTTCTATAAATAGAATATGTTGTGTTGATAATAAATATTATTTTAATCATAATATTGAACTTGTATGTGATGATGATCATGAAATTATAGAATATGAAGAAATTATTGAAGAAATAATAATTGATGGAGATGATAATAATCAAGAAATTATTGAAGAAATAATAATTGATGGAGATGATAATAATCAAGAGATTATTGAAGAAGTAATTATTTATGAGGATGATAATAATCAAGAGATTATTGAAGAAGTAATTATTTATGAGGATGATACAAATAATAAAGATAATCAAGAAGCTAAAGAAGAAAAAGTAATTGATAATGATACAAATAATAAAGAAGAAGCTAAAGAAGAAAAAGTAATTGATAATGATACAAATATTGTTATTCCAGAAAATATTTTAAATACATTTACTACTCTATATCTAATAAATAAAAAATTTATGAATGATATTATAAATAATGCAAAGACTATCATAGTATCACAGAATACAGATTTAATTGATGAATGTTTTGCTAAATTATATTCAATTTCAGATGAAATTGATGATTTAACAAATCTTGATAAAAATGATCTATTTAAATTTTTATCTGTATTTGATCCTAAATGTCTAGATTATGAAGACAGTGAAGACAGTGAAGAAGATGATGATAATGACAGTGATTATAAACCAATTAAAAAAAATAAAATTATAGATTCTGATGATGAGGTTGATGATGATGATGTTGATGTTGATGTTGATGTTGATGTTGATGTTGATGATGACGTTGATGTTGATGTTGATGTTGATGATGACGTTGATGTTGACGTTGATGATGACGTTGATGATGACAATGTTAAAACTGTTGAACCTATTCAAACTGTTGAACCTGTTGAACCCATTGAAACTATTCTAACTGATGAGACTGTTGAACCTACTAAAACTGTTGAAACTGATGAACTAGTTGAACCTGTTGAACCTGTTGAACCTATTCAAACTGTTGAACCCGTTGAAACTATTGATACATTTGTATTAAGTAGTAGTGAAGAAGAAATTATTAAAGATAATACAACTATTAATGTAGATAAAGAGGAAACTGAATATAAATCAGAGAAAACAGTGAAATTAAAACCTAAACAAAATAAATATGTTCAAATAGGTAAAACAACAAATAATACTACAAATGTAACACATGTAAATGTAACTATATTACCAGTTACTAAGAAGTCTAAAGTTCAACTTAAACACAAATAATTTTATTTATAAAGCAATAAATGCCTAAATTTTATTAGATGATTTACCAAGAAACCAGCTAATAAAAAAATTGATAATATTAGTCTTTATCTTATTAAGTAAATAATATAATTATAAATATGGCTTTACCTTTTATTACAAATTATTTCTATGATAGTGATTGTGAATGCGATGATATAGATTTTGGAATTGATAAGCAAGATATCGATAATAAATATAATGTAGAACCAGAAAAAAAAAATCCTTTTTTTGTTGGATTAAAAGGTGGCAATTTAAAAGATTATAATTGGGGAGATATTTATAGAAGTTATAATAATGTTGTTGTAATAACATCCGATATAAATAATAATACAACCTTACACAATTTATTCAAAGAACATATAAATAAAAATGATTTACAACAAATTAAAGATATTACTTTTTTCAGAACCACGCTTAATATAATTAAAAATAAAGATAATTATAATAAAATAAATGTTATTGAAAAAGAATATTTGATTAGTCTATTTCCACATGATTATTTTAATGAAACAGAACTTGTATTATGTATGTTTGATATGGATAAAGAAAATACTAAGAAATACTTTGATATGTATAATAAAGAATTAACATTAGATGAAGTAAGTAAAGATTTAAGTATTTTTAATTATTACTTAGGTGATAAGAAAAATATTAGTAGTTATAATTATAGATATTTGATTGATAATATTAAAGCATGTGACTTCTGGACACAAAAAGATATTCTAAATCTAAATATTACAGAATCTTTTGTAAATCGTGAATTTAATAATCAACGTGTTAATCAAGATAATTTTATTGTTATTAATAGTCGAAAACAGCAAACAAATACAGATGAAAAAGATATAAATTTAAATACTGAATCGAATAAAACAATTAAAACAATTAAAATTGGTAGAATAAATTATCCAAATGGAGATGGAGATAATGATAATAATATCAATGATCAAGAATTGAAAAAAAAATATGTTGATCCAAATATAATTCTTAAAAAACTTAAAACAGAACACAAAAATAAGTTTTATAATATTATTCCTGATGAACGTTTTAACAATGAATATATAAATAATATGTATAATTTGATAACTGATGATAAAATGAAATATATGTTTATACATAATTTATTAGTATCACGAGAATATTGTCATCTGGTTATTAATAATAGTATTCTTCTAGAAAAAATAAAACCGATGGTTAACAAATATAAACATGTATTTAAATATACTATAGGTTATACATGGCTTACTATGTATCTCGAAGAATGTGTTATTAGAACAAAAACAACTGAAAAAATGCGATTTGTATTTGATATAAACACTGCTAGTAAATTACCTATATTTCCATTTACATATGATGATTTAAAACAAAATCCATATATTACATTATTAATTAATGATGCAGAAATACTTCAACAAAATACATTTGGATTTTCTTTTAGAGAAAATTATGATGGTTATGGTGTATGTGATTTAGAAACATTTAAAAAACGTTTTAACATTTTTACAACAGGTGATATAAATTGTGATCCACTTAAGAATCTTGATTGGTCTAAATATGCTGTATCTGGCTCTGCTATATCAGCATGTTTACAAAAACGTTCACTTCTCTTAGATGCACTTGTTAAGAAAAATAATAATGATGAAAATTTAGGGTTTAAATCATATATTGATAAGTATTATGGTAAATCAGATATTGATCTAATGTCAAATGAACAATCACCAATTAAATTTTTAAACGATGTAAATACAGTATATGATTTACTAAAAATAAATCTTAATGCTACTGATCAAGATAGATCTTATGAATGTGTTAAAACTTTTGCGGTAAGTATAACTGAACATTTTTTCACTGATTATCTCGATGATTTTAATAAGACATTTAATCTTAAACTAACAAGTCTAGAATTTGAAAATATGTCAGATAGTATACTCTTAAAACTATATATTTACAATAAATATGTTAGTGTTAAAAATATTTATGTACAAAGAATAACTGGTACTAAAGATTTTAATATTAATAATAAATTTATCGACGAATATATTGTTCCATATAACTATCAAGATATGAATATATATAAAGTATCATCAGATAAATATGATAACTATAATGTAAATGATGGAGATATTGTATTTTATCGCAATGATTTGAAAAAACAAGATACACCAAAATATAGTAGTCAAGATAATAAGATAGTTATTAAATTTTCAGATAATATTAGAATTAAACTTAAATGTAAAAATACTTTAATAGAAATGTTTAGAACACGCGAAAAGGAATTTTTTAGTACTGTTTCTAGATTTCATTTTCCTTGTGTACGCGCATACTATAAAGGAAACAATGTATATATGTTACCATCATGTATATCATCAATGATGACAGGATTGAATACAGAATATAAATATTTCGCAGGTATTAGAAATCCAAATGATATTATTAATAAATATACTCAAAGAGGATATGGTGTAGTACTTAATAAATATGAACTTAATACCTGGATAAAATATAATAACAATGATAATGGATTAGTTGGTGTTAAAACACTATCCAATAAAATGTTTAATCTCGATATAGAAGATAAACAAAAGAATTATACATTACAAGATTTAGAAAATTATTATAAAAATATTAACTCATGCGTTAATCCATTACTAGTAACAACAATTAATAAAGAAGGTAATATTAATAAATATATTCAATCATATGTTGAATTATGTTTTGATGAATTAAATAGATAATTTTATTTATATAAATTTGTTTATATATTTGTAATTAATTTATTATAAAATAAAAATAATTTATAAACATAAATTATATATGGAAAGAAAACAAATAATTTTAGGCTTAATAGTTGTATTAGTAATTGTATTTATATTAACACAACGTCGTGAAAATGACGATGGTACTATTGCACCTTCTACAACTTTATCAAATGAAGCAGTTCAAAGTATTGCTTCTGTTTATGCAAATACTACAGGAACAGCTGCATTTAACAATATAAATGTTACTGGTGTTTCAACTCTTGCAAATGCTCAAGTTTCTACATCTAATTTAGTTCCACAAGGAACTATTGTTGCATGGTATCCTCCGAATGGCGTTGCAACAACCGCACCACCAAGTTGGGCATTATGCGATGGCACTAATAATACTCCTGATTTAAGAGGTAGATTTATTTTAGGTGCTGGACAAGGTACAGGTTTAACTTTAAGAACATTAAAAGATGTAAGTGGTGAAGAAATGCATACATTATCTATTGATGAAATGCCTAAACATACTCATCCATTACATTTAGGTGCAGGATGTTGGAAAAATGGTGGATGTGATAATAGATTAATACCTCGTGGAGTAAACAATGGTGATGGAAGTTCTATATGGACAGATGATTCAATTGACGATAAAAATGTTAATTATGAACTTAATAAAGGGGCATTAAAATTAACAACAAGAGATTTTATGACAAGTACAGGTGGTAATAACCCACATAATACTATGCCACCATTTTATGTTTTAGTTTATATTATGAAATTATAAAAAAATAATCAAAAGATTATTACATAGATTTAGTAAAAGTCTTTCTACAAACAGTACATGTATAAAATATAGTTGCGGGTTCGTCAATACATCGTGTTTGTGTAATATAGTATACAAATTTTCTTTCTTTACAACGTGAACATTGGTATTCATCAGTAGTGTTAACTGCTGCCATTGTATCATCACGTAGATTATTTTTATCAATAATTGATTTCCATCTCATAGGATGTAATTGGTACATATTTAGAAATGCTACAATCTGACCAGAGATTTGACCTCCTAATAAAGTTGGTAATAAAGTTTTATTACATATATGTTTATTATCCATATCTAAATTTAATAGTAGATCATTTAATTTATCATTATAAGTTAATTCATAAAAATGATTTGGATAACCATGTGTTTTAACATAATTTAATGCAAATTCAAAAATACCTCTTTCTATATCTTCAGAAATTGACAAACATTTAACTATTTTATCTATTATTTCAACAACTTCTTTCCTATCTATTTGTTTATCAGCATACTTAATAAAATCAACTGATAGATGAAAAGAGTTTTCCATAATAAAATCACATTGTTTAATATATTCTTTATCATATGAGAATTCTTCTTGTTCCATTATTATATAGCTTAATTAGTTTATGGTTAATTAGTTTACAATATTTTTATCAATTTTTTATTCGTTTATTTAGATTAAATATAATGTTGTTACAATTTATAAAATGAATAACTTACAATTTGCTCCATATACTAATGAACCTATCAGTGAACTAGTATATAATGTATCATTTTCGAATGATATGGGTCACGAAAACTTTAGTATTAAAGACACAAATGGAAACTCAGTATCTTCATCAATTGTAAGTGATTATTGTTATAAAGTATTGTGTAAAAAATATATAACAACATATTATGAAAGCGGATGTAGATTCTTTCGTCTAAAACCAGGTTTATCAAAAAAATATACATATAAATTTATTTCACAAGGTTATATTTATGTATTAAATATGCATTGGTATGCTTAAAGTATTAAAAGTAATCTGAACAATAAGTTTTCTAAAAAATATTGACGCAGCATCTTTGCGTTATTTATAAAGCAAAAATCTGCCTGAATTTTTATACAAATAAAAATTGACAAAAAATATTGACAAAAATATTGTAAACTGGTTAATACTTAATAATAAATTAAGTATTAAATAAATAATGTACAAACCTACAGATATAAAACTATTAAAAAATAACATTTCAGAAATTAATAAAGAAATTAAAATAAAACAAAATAAATTAATCAAACCAACATTTGATGAAAAAATAAAAATACATAATTTTATTTTAAACTATATTAAAACAAACAATAGAAAAATTTATGGCGGATATGCATTAAATAAATTATTAATTAATAAAGGTCTTAGTTCATTCTACGATGATCATATAATACCAGATATAGATATATATTCACCTGATCCAAATCAAGATGTAATTACTCTTTGTAATATGTTAGTTGATGAAGGATATGATAAAGTAAATGGAAGAGAAGCAAAACATCTGAATACATATAGTATTTTTGTAAATTATGTATTATATTGTGATATTACTTATACACCACATAATATATATAATAAAATACAATGTACAATATTGGATGATTTCTATTATGTTAATCCATCATTTATGCATATTGATTATTTAAAAATTATGACTGATCCAATGAATAGTTATTGGCGTATTGAAAAATCTTTTGAAAGATTAGCATTATTGACTACTAAGTTTCCATTACCAAAATTTACAAAACCAATAATTATAAATACATCTGAACAAGATAATATGATACAATGCGCAATAGGACTTATAATTAACAATATTATTAATAAAGACATAATTGTTGTTGGATTCTATGCATATAATTATTTTCTTGAACAATCAAAAATTAGTGATAAATATAAACAATATCAAAAAATAAAAATACCATATTTAGAATTAATAAGTAAAAACTATAAACAAGATTTTGATATATTATATAATTTATTATGTCAAAAATATGATGATAAAATATCTATTAGAGAATATTATCCATTTTTTACTTTTACTGGTTATAGTGTAGAAGTATATTTACAAGATGAATTAATTCTAATACTATATGATTATAGTAAACGTTCACATCCATATTTAGAATATAATAATTTGAAACTTGGTACTTTTTCAACAACACTTATGTATTCTCAAATCAATGTTATAAAATTTAAAACAATCCAAGAAGAAGATTTAAAATTAATGTATATGATTTTATCATCTCATTTATTACAAATGCAAGAATATTATTTTACACGAACAAAACATACTATATTCGATAACACACCATTTAAAGAATTTGTAACTGACTGTATAATTTATGAAATTGATCCTGATCACGAAATATTAATGAAATATGAAAAAAGAAGATCACAAAATAAACCATCAATGTTTATATATGATCCTATTAAAAATAAAAAAGAAGTTAAAGATGAAAACTATTTTTTCTCAAATATATCGGGTAATGAAATATTGAATGAAAAAAGATCACAACTATTTAATAAAATAGAATCTGATAATAGTGATAATAGTAGTGAAACAGACCAATAAAAAATGAATAATTAAGATATATTTTATTTAAGAATATAATATTAATATAATTATATGTCAGAATACGAAGGGTATATATTAAACGAAAAAAATAAATTTATTACAAAAACATTTATTGAAGAAACACTAAAATCATACAATATAAATCATAAAGTAAATAATTTAGATAATTTTAAATTAGCATTTGTACATGTAAGTTATCTTAAAGATCAACAGTTAACAGATAAATTTATAAAATTATTAAAAGAAATAGAACCAATTAAAGATAAAAAATCAGTAATCCCACTTCAAGAAAATTCTTATGAAGTTTTAGAATTTTTGGGAGATGCTGTAATTCATGCAGTAATTGCGGAATATCTTTATAGAAGATATCCAGATAAAGACCAAGGATTTTTAACTAAATTAAGAACTAAAATAGAAAAGGGGGAAACATTAAATAAAATAAGTAGACTATTAAATTTTCATAAATATGCAATTATTTCAAGAAATATAGAAATATCAGGAGGAAGAGATAATAATACTAATATTATGGAAGATATTTTTGAAGCTTTTATAGGAGCATTAAAATTAGAAACAAATTTTGAAACATGTCAGAAATTTATAATTAATCTAATAGATAACCATATTGATTTTAGTGATTTAATAAATACAGATGATAATTACAAAGAATTATTAATGCAATATTATCATAAGAATGGTTATAAAACAACTCCAACTTATATATTAACTAATACAATTGATGAAAAACCTAAAAAAATATTTGAAATGATAGCTAAAGATCCAGATGGTAAAACTATTGGATTAGGTAAAGCAATATCTAAAACACAAGCTGCACAGAATGCAGCAAAACAAGCATTAGAAAAACTTAATCAGATAAAACCTATTGTATCAGATGAAAGTGATGATGAATATTATTATAATTAATTAATTTATAATTAATTTATTATTAAAACTTACCTCTACCAAATAATATATTTAATATTAACATTGTAATAAGTGGACCACCTACAAATAATAATTTTGCAATTAAAATTATTCCATATGGACCAATACCCCTAAGATAAGATATAAAAAAACCAACTAATCCAAATATTAACAATACATATAAAGGTATAATATGTTTTTTATCATATTTATTTTTAGAAACCATTATTGTTAAATATACAAGTATACATATTACAAGGAGTACAATAAATATTTTTGCAAATGTTCCACTACTTGGACATACTTTTGGCATATTTATTTTTGGCATTTTTATTTTTTTTGCACTACCTAATTGTAAATTATATGACATATATAATAAAGATAGAATTTTTAAAGATTTTTTTTTGATAATATTATATAAACATAATATATATGTCATATCAAAAAAATCGTGATAAATACATTGATTTAAAACTTAATGGTAGATTATTTCCAACATGGATTATGGCGAATTTTTCAAAATACAAATTACCAGATATTATTACCGACGAGAGTTATGATGCATGTGCGATAATGGGTAAAGATAAATTAAGAGAATACCAATTATTTATTTCTAAATTTCTTGATTATAATAGTCCATATAGAGATATATTAATATATCATGGTTTAGGTTCTGGTAAAACAGCTACAACAATTAATTTATATAATGTATTATATAACTCAAATCCGGGATGGAATGTATTTATTTTATTACCTGCTACTTTAAAAGCTGGTTGGATGAGAGAATTAGAATCGTGGTTACAAAAAGAAGATAAACAATTTAGATTAGATAATATAAAATTTATATCTTACAATGCACCAAATGCTGATAAATCATTTATGGATGCTGTTAAAAATGCAGATTCATCTAAGAAAAACTTATATATTATAGAAGAAACACATATATTTATTGGAAATGTATATTCTAATATTAGTTCTGGATCAGGTAAAAGAGCACAAACTATATATGATTATATATTACAAGATAAAAAAGAAAATGATGGTGTTCGTGTTATATTACTTACTGCTACTCCATCAGTCAATAAACCATATGAATTAGCATTATTATTTAATTTATTAAGACCTGGAACATTTCCAAAATCAGAAGCACAATTTAATCAATATTATGTTTCTACAACTGGTGCTGGATTTGAAATGTTAAATCCTATTAGAAAGAATAATTTTCAACGTCGTATATTAGGATTAGTATCTTATTATTTAGGTGCTACACCAGATTATTTTGCTAGAAAAACATTAACATATGTTGATGTAGTTATGTCTAAATATCAAGATGAAATATATGATTATTTTGAACAATTAGAAGAATCATTCTCAAGAAAAAGTAAAAGTTCACAAACATATATGTCTTATACTAGACAATCATGTAACTTTGTTTTCCCAGCAATGGCTCAAGGTGTAAATGGTGAAAACAGACCACGTCCACGAAACTTCAAATTAGGTGATAAAATAGATAAAGGAGATTTAGAAATAGATAAGAATGATGAAAAATATTATGATGTTACTGATTATTTAAATCAAGTAGATAAGTTTATGTCTACATTTGATTCTTATTTAACGTCAAAGTTATATGAAGATAAAGATAGAAATTATACATTAACAGATGATATTAAGAAAATTAGAGAGATATATAATTATAATATATATGATTTTTATCAAACTGAAAAAAAGAAATCTGGTTTGTTTGAAGCATTATATTCATCATCTGCTAAGTTTTTAACAATAATAATTAATATATTACGTTCAGCAGGTCCAGTATTAGTATATTCTAATTATGTATTGATGGAAGGTTTACAAATTTTTAAAATATATTTGAAATATTTTGGGTTTACAGGATTTAAAGATGTAAATAGTGGGAATTCTGGTTTTAGATATATTGAATATCACGGTGGTATAGATAAAGAAGAACGTTTTAAGAATGTACAACAATACAATGTACCAGAAAATATACACGGTGATATAGTAAAAATAATTATGATTTCACCAGCTGGTGCTGAGGGTTTATCTCTTTTTAATACAAGACAAGTACATATTGTTGAACCATATTGGCATGAAGTACGTATTAAACAGATGATTGGTCGTGCAATTCGTTTATGTTCACACAAAGCATTACCTAAAAAAGAAAGACATGTCGAAGTATTTAGATATAAATCAGTAAGATTAACACAAAACAAGAAAATAACAACAGATCAATTAATAGAAAGTATTGCCCGTGGGAAAGAAGGTTTATTACAGTCATTTGAGGATGCTATTAAAGAAGCTGCAATAGATTGTGAATTATTTAAGGCTCATAATTTGTTAGTTAATGATTATAAATGTTTTAAATTTGATGAAAAAGCATTATTTGATGCTCAAATTGGACCATCATATAAAGAGGATTTAATTGATGATTTTAAAATGGATAATGGTAGTAATAGTGTTAATTCAAAAACAATAAGAATAAAAGTAATTAAAATAAAAGCAGTTAAATTATTATCAAAAGAAGAAAATAAGTATTCAGAACCATCTTTTTATTGGTATAATCCCGATACTCAAGTAGTATATGATTTTGATATGAAATATCCAATTGGTAAAGTAGGTATTGATGATGATAATCTACCAATAAAGGTGGATGAAAATACATACGTTATAGATAAGATAATACCATTACCAAGTATTAATTAATTAATTAAGTTGTTTTTTATTATTTTTTTTATAGTTTATAATATAATGTCTATAACTATTAATGATATAAATTATGTTTTAGATAATAATACACATACAGCTTCTGTTGTAGGTGCTACTATTACATTAACTAATATAATTATACCATCTACAATAACTAATAATTCAATTCAATATAATGTAACAAATATAGCAAATAATGCATTTATAAATTATACTAATATAATATCTGTTTTATTACCAAATTCAATAAATAATATTGGCAGTAATGCTTTTGATAGTTGTATTAATTTAAAAACAATAAATATACCTATTAGCATTTCAGAAATACCAATGTATTGCTTTAATAATTGTATAAATTTAACATCATGTATTATAGAAAATAATAGTATATTAACAAAAATAAATAATTATGCATTTTATAATTGTACAAGTTTATTATCATTAAAAATACCAAATACTGTATCTAGTATTGGATCAAATTGTTTTGATACATGTACGAAATTAATAACAATAAATATTCCGGATTTAGTTACATTAATACCTACACAATGTTTTAATAATTGTATAAGTTTATTAACATGCACAATATCGATAACTAGTCAATTAACAGAAATTGATTATAAAGCATTTAATAATTGTACAAGTTTAACATCAATATATATTCCACAAAATGTGTCAAATATAATAAATAATCCATTTATATTGTGTCCATTAACTAGTATTACAGTACATTCTTCTAATACATATTTTATGACAGATGTAGTAGGGAATGGTGTAGTTTTACGAACTATTAATAATGCAATTAATGGTCGTATTATAAAAGCAACTAATAATATTAATGGTTTTTACAATATAACTAATATAATAACTATAAAAAATTATGCATTTTATGACTGTTCTAATTTAACGGGAGTATCTATACCTATAACTATTAATAATATTGGTGATCATAGTTTTTTAAAATGTGGTTTACAAACAATCATTAGTGCTAGTGCAAATTATACAGTAGATGTTTCAAATAATGGTTATATAATGTATGGGAATAGTAAATTATTAGTTGCAACTATAAATTTAACTGGTACATATACAGTTAGAGATAATCAATTTATACATACTATAATGGATTATGCATTCTATAATTGTTCTAATTTAACAGGTATAATATTACCATCATATATTACAACTTTTACAGCATTATCGTTTTTAGGATGTAATTTACAAACTATAACATGTAATAATACATATGATTTTTATACACACAATAGTAACAATAGTAATATAATATATAATAATTCTGGAGTTGTGATGTCAACAGTTAATCTTACTGGTTTATATACTGTATTAACACAAAATCCAACTACATCTACCGATATAATAAATATAAATAAATATGCTTTTGTAAACAATAATAATTTGGTCAGTATAATATTACCTAATACTATTACTACTTTTTCAGATCATGCATTTATGAATTGTACTTCTTTAAATTCAATTTTGTTTAATAAATTACCAACTGTACCTCCAGATTCAACCGATTTTATTAATACACCATTTATAACATCACCATCTATTTCAACAATATATTATTATTATACAGACAGGTTAAACTGGATACCTGCGCCATCCTGGATACCAAATGGTGTAAGTTTAGTGGCATATAATCCTGTTTTATTAAATGGATCAACTATAATATCATATAATAATTCATATGATTCAAATAATACATCACAATCTTTTCCATTTACTGGAACTTATGAATCAGATTTAACAAAAAAAAGTATTTCGATTGATATATATAGTAATGCACCATCTCCAGATACTTTATATGTAGACCATATAGATGATCCATCATTATCTATTCCTCTTTATACAGATCAATATATAATTACTTCTACAGTATTACAAATAATAACAAGAATAAAAAGTAGATTTGTAAGAATAAGAATCAATGGAACAGGAACTTATAAAAGAATATATGATGTACGATTAACAGAAAATATAAATAAAGAAATACAAAAAAATATGTTTATTTTATCAGCAGGCCTTTCTACTTCTAGTGGTCAAACATTTCCTGTTAATAATTACTGTGATTTATCAAATACCAATGCTAATAATATTACTATTTATGGAAAATCAACAGCAAATACACAAACTTTATTGACAGTACAATTTTCTCCAGATAAAATTACTTGGTATAATTCACAATATGTTTATAATTTTAATAATGGAGGTGATTTTGGTTTTAATTTTCAAACAAGTACTGCTTATATTAGATTAAAATTAGACATGCCAAATCAAAATCAACAATATACTACTAATTTTTATGCATATTTAGCATATTCTTAATATAATTTATTTATAATTTATTTATCTATAATTTTTTGAAGTGTTTATTTCATTTTCACATACACCAATTTCAAATTCCATATTAGTTTGTATAGCTTCATTAAAATTATTATAAAAATCGGATGATGGAACACTTGTTGACATATCAGTATTTAATTCATTGCTTGGTACTTCTAAATTATTATTATATAATACTTTTAATGGTGTACCATCTGGTTTTAATATTTCAATACTAATTCTAGTTAAATTTTTAAGAGCATTATCATAGTAAATTTTAACTGGTTGAGTTGCAAACCATAAATCATTTATAGCATCATAATAATTTGAATCTCTGTAAATTATAAAACAATCATTTCTAATAATATCATTAGTTGAATATAATTTATCATTTGATATTTCTTTTATTCTTAATAGTAAATAACGATAATTTGATAATATAGTAGATTTAGATGTTGCAATACTATATTCTTTATTACCAGATGTATCTACTTGACACGTATATTTAATATTTCTGGGTAACATAATATATTTTAATTTAATATATTTAACATTTTTAAAATTAACATCAACGCGAGGATTTGGTACACCCATTACAGTAATATCAGTATATATAGGAGTACCACTTTTATCATCTCTAACTGTTATATTTGATTTTGAAAAACCACCAAGTGATAAAATAAAATTATATGGATTAGGATATACAGTACTATTACGATCTTTACTATCTACATGAACAGTATACTCTGTTATCATTTCTGAAACAATATTATCATTAATATTGTTATGTAATACATGGCCGTAATTTTTAGTATCTCTCTGAGGAATAAAATTTGGAGATGGCATAAAAGCATTATTAAAATTAGATTGAGAAGAATTTAACATATCAAATGTATACTGAGATGGATTTCTAAAATTCATATATTAATACTATATAAATTTTTTATAGTATTATCGCAAATAAATATAAATATCTGTTTTTGTGTGTTAAGTATATAAATTTATTATAATAATAATATTTATATATGGAAAGTATAATTAATCTTATCTATTCCGATAAAAATTTGATGAAATTAAGTTCAAAATTTACATCATTTTTTGATAATATTGGATCAGATCAAGGTGCACAAGAAGCATGTAAAACTTTTATTAAACGAAAAATGGGAGAAGTAATCGATATGAGTAAAGGTAATTTACGTGGAACTAAAGAAGATGTTATTAAAAAATTAAATTCTGATTGTTTAAAATTAGCAGTTACTGAATATAGATCTCATCAAAATACTAAAACAACTGGACAAAATTTAAATAAATATAAAATGGATAGAGATAGTGAAATATATGGTAATCGTAAAAATCGTGTAGAAAGACGACCAAAATATAGAGATGACAATAATAGACAAAATAATCAAGAAAACTTAGGCACTGTATCTGATGCTGGAGGTTTTGCTAGTTTTTCATCAAATTCTCAAGGTGAATTTATACGCGCAGATGGTACTGTTGGTGATAGAATGTTTTTTGGTAATCTCAATGATGTAATGCAAACAGGTGATAAAAAGACTATTGCAGCAGAACTAGAACGCCGTATGATGATGAGAAAAGGGGAATATGACAGCAGAGGTAATGATATGGGCGGTATGGGAGGCGGTATGGGAGGCGGTATGGGAATGGGTAATGGTAATATGATGGATCAAACAATGTATAATCCAAATTATGGTGTTCCAAATAATCAACGTCCTCCTGAAATTAATTTTAGATTAGATGGTTCTGATCCACGTAATGATAAAGCAAACAATAATAATATGAATCAAATGCAAATGAATGGATATAATGATTTTGGAGGTTACAATGGCCAAGATAATTTTGGTAATTTTGGTATGGATATGAATCAAATGCAAATGGGTAATATGAATAATATGAATATGGGAAATATGAATCAAATGCAAATGGGAAATATGAATATGGGAAACATGAATAATATGCAAAATATGCAAAATATGCAAATGGGTAATATGAATATGAATCAAATGCAAAATATGCAAATGAATAACAACATGGATTCGAGAATGATGCAAATGCAAAATGAAAGAGGTTATACAAGAAATTCAAATAATTCGATGCAAAATTTTACAATGGGTGGTAGGGAGGGAACAAATGAAGAATTGTCCAATAGAGTCAATCATATGCGTCAACAAGTTGCATCAAATATAGGATTAGATCCACAAGCATTATTATATATGTCTCCTGAAGAAATAGAACAACAGATAAGAAGACAAGGGAATAAAAAAACAAGTGAATATATTAAAAAAGTAAATTCTAGAAAACAAGAATCTGAATCAGAACAAAGTGACAGTGAACAAGAACAAGATAAGAAAGCTAAATTATTAAAAATGTTATTAGATATGAAACGTAATAATATTAATAAGGAAAAAGGATTAAAAAAAGCTGTTACTGATGTTAAGAAAAAAAATAATAAAAAGCAAGAATCTTCTGAATCAGAGTCAGAATCAGAAGAAGAAGTAAAACAAAAACCAAAAAAGAATGTTAAATTTGCAAAAAAAATAGAATCATATCAATCTGAAAGTAGTGATAATAGTACTGAAGAATCAGTAAAATCATCATCTAAAAATAAAAAATCAATAAAAGAAGAAAAAAATAAAAAACAAAAAAGAGAAGTTGTAAATATTACTATAACACCTGATGAATCAATAAAACCAAAATACTATTCTGATTTTATGATAGATTTTAATGAGAAGTTTGGTAAAACATATAAAAATATATCAAATATACAAATGAAAATAAATAATTTCCCATCATTAATACCTGAAATAGATGAATCATGTAATATATTAAAAGTTATAATTGGTAATGAAACAAGAAAAATTGAGTTAGATGATGGTGTTTATTCATTAGATGAATTATGTGAAGGTATTACTGAAAATTTAGAAAACGATAATATAGTATGTAAAAAAGATAAAAAAGGTAGAGTAATATTTGAAAATACTGAAGGTGATGAATTTGATATTGATTGTAGTGAACATTCATTTGGAAAATATTTAGGATTTACTGAAGATACTTACACAAATGAATCTAAATATATATCAGAACAAACATCATGTTTAAATATTAATAAAGTATTTATATATATACCTAATATTACAAATGAAGCATTTGGTGTAATAGAAAATAATAAATTAGAAATACTTTATGATAACTCAGATTCTATACCAGAATTAGAATGTTTAATATTTCAAATTAAAGATATAGACACAAATCAAGAATCTGGATTCCATACTTTCACAGAATCATTTAAATTAACATTAACATTTGAATGTGATATTTAATAAAAAATTGTTTTAATTAGTATTTAAATATATATACTTATTAATATTTTATTAACTATACATGTCTAATCCATTATCACCTATTAAGAAAGAAGATACAATAAAAGAAGAAAGAATTAAAGTTATTGATATGATTATAGAATTATATCCTGATCTTAAAAAAGATCGTGATTCTATAATATTAACAATAAATAATAAAACTGGTAAACCATATAATTATATATTTACAAAATTTATACACAACAATGATGTTTTATATTATGATCCACAAGGTATGATTTTAGATAAAAATCTTGTGTTCAAAGGTGTTATTATTGACAATGTGAAATATATTGTTGATGATTATGTAGACTACATTGATATTGAAAAATATGATTTACTTTTTGGCTATACAGGTCAAAATAAATACACGGGAAAAATTATTTATTTATATAATATATAATATATAAATTATATATTATATATGTCAGATAATGTATGTTTTAGATCTGATGCATTAGAAAGTATAAGTACAGATAAAATAGAAACAAAGGATAAAATGGAACAAAAGTGCGCACCTGGTGTTAAATTTGAATCTGGTTCATGTATAACGTTACCTGTATTAGTAGCAATGGCAGAAGCATACAACAAAGTAAATGATAAAAAAATAAAATTAAGTTGTAAAAAGGAAACATTACATCCTAAAAGATATAAGAAATATTTATTGAAACAAATAAATGATAGATATAAAAATGTATGTACTAACCAATTGTGTTGGACACAACAAGATTTTATAAAAAAAATGGATGATATGATGAGAGTTGAATTAGAAAAATATACTTTAAGACCCACTGGACCGGAAGGACAATTTGAATGGTTAAATACTATAAATATAAATGAAGTAATGAATCAATATGAAAAAATATATCCAGGATTTTTATTTCTAGGTGCTGTTCCATTAGATTTTCAAGAAATAAAACAAGAAAATGTATACGATATAGATATTAATAAATTAAAAAAAGATGGTATTACTAAAATAGGTATTGTATTTAATTTAGATAAACATAATCAATCTGGTTCTCATTGGGTTGCTACATATGCTGATATGGAAAGAGGACAAGTATATTTCTTTGATTCTTATGGGGCACGTCCTTATAAAGAAATATCTCAATTTATGGATAAATTAAGAAAACAATTTGAATCAACATATAATAAAAAATGTGATGTTAATTATAATAAAGTTCGTAATCAACGTAAAAATTCAGAATGTGGTGTTTATTCTATAAATTTTATTTTAGAAATGTTAAAAGGTAAGACATTAGAAGATATAGAAGCAAATCCTATACCAGATGATGATGTAAATATGTTAAGAAATAAAATATTTAGAAATGTTGAAATTGAGAAATAAATTTCTCAATTAGGGTTTATTTAGTCTTTAAATAATCCGAAATCGATAAATAAATTTCTCAATTAGGGTTTATTTAGTCTTTAAATAATCCGAAATCGATAAATAAATTTCTCAATTAGGGCTTATTTATTTTTAAATAATCCGAAATCGATAAATAAATTTAAAATAAATCAAGATTTTCTAGTTCTTCTTTCATATCTTTTAAATCTTCAAGTAATTGTTTTTTTCTATTTACAGATATTAACTTATTATTCCACATAGTAAAAAAGTTTAATATTAATTTTATACTTTTTTTATTATCATGTGTCATTAATTTATTAACAAAAGCAAATAATAATTCATTTCTTAATGGTTCTAAATCATAATCACGATCTCCTAAACTAGTAGCATCAACAAATCCTAAAAAAGTATCTTTGTAATTTTGACATGAACGTACATGTGTAATTTTGGCCCACATTTCTTCATAATGATGTTTATTATTATTAAACCAATCTCTATCTCTACTTATGGTAACACAATGTGATTTTTTAAGATACCAATAGACTACTTTATCTAATGAATAATATGGATGTGTAGATGACAATGTAGATAATACTTCACCAATCCAATTATCACAATCTATTGGTGACATTTCTATTTTAGGAGGGTGAATAAATTTTGCATTTTTATATACAATTTGATTATATGTTGGATCATCAGGTGGTACTATTTTATCAGTTGGTAGTAACTGTATTACACAACCTTTCTCAAATGATGTTGTTTTTGATCGGAATGGTTCCGATTTTGATGTATCACTTATAAATAGATCTTTTGATATATATTCACAAATTGTACATTGCCAAAAATCACAATAATCTAAATCACAACACTCCATTTGTAATTGTACTTGATCCCAGTAATATATTGGACATATATCACCTTTTACTTCTCCAATTTTACATATCTGTCTCGATAAAGGTACTTTTATTTCTAACATACGACCAACTAATTCTGTAAGATGAACATTATCATTTTTATATGGTGTTACTATTCCATCAGGTGACGCGCCTATACATGTTACAGTAGGATGTTCAACCATACCAAATTCATGAACACGAACATTCATTCTATATTCATAAATAGCACGTGCAATATCTTCATATTTTTTACCATGATATGTTGCTGGATTATCTTGAAATGTTTCTCGTATTTTTTTAACTATCATTCTATATGGTTGTTCATATTTATTATCACCTATTACAACACCTGCATCTGATGCAGTAATTTTTCCATCACGCTGTTTAAACCATTCAGGAGATCTTTGTTCGGGATATATTATTGAATTTAGTTTATCAAATTGTTTTCTACATCTTATTATTTCTGGTTTTGTTACATCATCATCATTCTGTTCATCATGAATCCATTGAGTCCCAAATGGTCCAAATAAATCATTTACTCCGTTATGTCTTACGACTGTATTAATAGATTTATTATTAATAGATTTATTATTAATAGATTTATTATTATTAATAGATTTATTATTATTAATAGATTTATTATTAACAATGTCATCAAAAGTATTATATGTTTTATAAGATGTATCAATAATTAATTTATCATTAAAGATATATGAAAATATAGCAATATCATCTTTAGTAATATTACATTTTTTGGTTATATTATCAAAAATATCATTAATAATATGAGTATTACCATTTAATATATATTCACCATTATATTTATCTAATAACATTACTTAATCTATATTGAATTATCTTTAACTTATTAAATTAAAGATAAAAAAAATCAATATTTATTATTAATATTTATTATTAATATTTAAAATTCTTTGTTTTTTGATCAAAAGTTGGATAACTAATAATTGATGATATAACTTCTGGAGATGAAATATTTAAATTATTTTTAACATCTATACCATCTTGATAATATACTAGATCATTGTTAGTTGTATAACCAATAAGTACATATATAATATCTGAATATTTAATAGTAAACCTTGTTCCTGGATTATAATAAGTCAACATTATTAATAAATAATATTTATAATCTTATAGTTAAATAAATAATATTTAAAAATTGAAAAATTTATACAATAAATTAATAAGATATAATAGGTACTAAGATATAGATATATTAATAATATGACATCTGATATATGTTCAACAGAAATAGGGATAGCTATCGCTGGGTCAGTTGATTCTGGTAAATCTACTTTTGTAGGTGTATTGACTACTGGTAAACTAGATGACGGTGATGGATCAGCTCGTACAACTGTTGCAAAACATCCTCATGAAATAGCATCTAATAAAACATCAGATATATCAACAAAATCAGTTTATACACAAACTAATCAAGCAATAACTTTGTTTGATCTTTGTGGTCATGAAAAATATTTTAAAACAACTGCATATGGGATAGCTGGACATTATCCAGATTATTCTTTTGTTATTATTGGAGCAAACAAAGGAATTTTACCAATGACAAAACAACATATTACTCTTTTATATTCAATGAATGTACCAATGATATTTATAATTACAAGATTTGATATTACTCCACAAAATATATATAATGAAACTATAAAAATGATTAATGCATATTCAAAAAATATACTTAAAATTCCAGTTGAATTTATTAATTCTCCATATAATGATCAATGTAATGATACTTTATATAAAATTGAGAAATTAAAATTATTAAAACAAAATTGTAACATAGAACAAAATAGACAATTATATATTCCTGTAATAACTGTATCAAACAAGACAGGTTATTATATTGATTTTGTTCATGATGTATTAAAGACATTAACACCTCGTAATATCTGGAATAATTTTGATGATGATATCAGTAAACCATTAGTTGAAAGATGTCGAAATAAAATTATGAAAAAATTTATTAATAATATGGATAATGGTCTATTTGTAAATCCAAAAAATAATTCTCATCATGTATTTTTTGTTGATACAGTTTATAATCCTGTTGGTATAGGTATAGTTATTACTGGTATGAATAGAGGAGGTGTTATTAATGAAGGTGATACTCTATATTTGGGACCATTTGGTAAAGAATTTAAACCCATTCGTGTTAAATCAATAAATAATTATGTCCAACAACGAATAACAAGTGGAGGAGATCATCAACGTATCACGATAGCTATTGCAACATCTGATAAAGATGTAAATAAAAAAACAGTAAAAAAAGGAATGGTATTGTTAAAGAACAAAGATATATATAAGAATTACTTATCTTGGAGATTTACAGCGGTAATTACTGTATTTAGTCATTCAGCTACTCTTAAAAATGGTTATACACCATCATTACAAATAGGAAATATTAGACAGGGAGCGCGTATGATACTTGATCCAACTAGAAATCAAAATAAAGACTATATTAAATCTAAAGATTTTGCAACTGTTACATTTAAGTTTAAACAACGTGCTGAATATATTGAACCATATCAACTATTTATATTTAGATGTGGTGGTGTTCATGGTATTGGTATGGTTATAGATAATATTCCAATTGCAAATGATTCTGATCCTTTTCCCGATCCTGTTAAGTTAAAAAGAACTAAAAAACATATTGTTTAGTTATAAATTACTTTTTTTTAAATTATATGTTTTATGTGGTAAAATTATTTTATTCTTAGTGATTCTTTATGGTATTTTAATAAATTCTTTACATAAATTGGCAAGTCAAACCGTTTATTACGAATTACTTTCATTAGTTTAATAATTTCATCAGAAGCATCATTTAATATATTTATTACATTAATATAAATTTCTTTATAATTTCTTATAAAACTTGATTGTAATTCATTATCATCTAATAATATAATTAATTTATCAAAATTTTTACTATTACAATTATTATCATCATCTAAATCTAGTTCTATTTCATATTCATCTTCTATAAATTGTACAAATTCATCAAAAGAATAATTTTTAATTTTTAATTCATTATAAAAATCTTCTAAATTAAACATATTGTTTCTTTTATAATCAATAACTCTACTAAAATAATCATTTTTCATTCTTTTAGACTTCTTGTTTAAATTTTTTTTATAATACATTATTTTACTTAATTCATACTTGTCATCTGTTGATGCGCATATAAATTTTATTAATGTGTATATTGTTTTTTCAAAGTATTCTGATATAGAATCAGTTTTTTCATTAAATACTAAATAGTCATCTGTTGTTTGTGTTGTTGATATATACTTGTCGCCATCTGAAAATCTATTATGAATCTTTTCAAAATATTCTAATACTATTTCAAAAGTATTTTCAATATCTTGATTATCATCAACATCACCATCACCACCATTATCACCAACATCATTATTTCTAATATTTATTACTACATCATGTTTATAAATAGCTTTTGTTAGTTTTATTTCTTTATCAGCCCATGTATTTTTTTCGAAGAATATATTAATAGATAATTTCGGAAAATATTTTTTTAGTTTATTTACAATATTTAATAAATTTAATTTGAATATGTTTTCTTGTCTAATATTATCATCATTGTATTCTATATATTCAAATTCATAATCATCAGTTATATTTATTTTATGTTTTTTATATTTATTTCTAGTTTTAACATAATCCTCCAATATAATCAGATCATCTGTATTTATTATTTTTGTATTTTTATTTATCCAATATTCAATACATAACTGTGATATATATTTTTTATATTTATCATCAATGTCGTACCATTTTTGAGATAGTACTTTGATATCATTTGATGAATTTATTTTTAACTTTTTTATTTTACATATTTCTTCAATACATATAATTTTTGTTTGTTTGGTTAATGCTAGTGTAGTCATTGTATCTTAATTATATATAGTTTCAAGTATTTTGTTTAATATTTCATTTATATTTCATTTTTTTTGTTACTATATTAATATATGGAAAAGATCTTGAATAAAATTAATGATATAATCGACACTAAATATGATCATATGTTTGTTGGAAATGAATTAGTATCATCGGGAAATACATTAAAAGAAATTAAAAAATATGTAAAAGAACAATACGACGCTCCTACAAAAGATATAAAAGGTTATATAATATCAATAAAGATTGATAAAAAAGGAAAAATACCTTTAAGTATAACATGTATGCAAGTAACAATTACACCAAAATTATTTATAAAATCAATGGAAGATGATGGAGTACAGACATTTAATTATTCATCTGATGCAGTTATAAAATATGGTTTCAAAATGAGTCATCTTAAAAAAATTATGAGCGCTATAAAAAATGATATGGTATCCTATAGAAAAAGTGGTGTATCCATTAGTGAAATATTAAAATAATAAAAATAAAATATTGAATTTTATTTAATCATATAACAATAAACTAAATAACAATAACAATTAATATGGAATATAAAGGTTATGAACTAACACCTGAGCAATATAACTATATAACATATAGTGATAAAATAGATACAAAGCTTATAGCATGTGCAGGATCTGGAAAAACACAATGTATTGTTTTAAAAAATATATTTCTTTTAGAAAATAATATATATACATCTGATGAATTATTGATACTCGTATTTGGTAGACATGCTCAAAATGATTTAACAAATCGTGTATCTAGTGTTGATACAGATAAATTAATTAATAGTCAATGTATATCGACAATTGATGCATTATCAAAGTATATAATTGATGATAATAATAAAATAGATGTATCTTTACTATCTTACAAATTTATGGAATACTTAGAGAATACAAGTATTGATAAATTAAAAGAAAATATAAAACTAAATAAAATAAAATGTATCTTTGTTGATGAAGCTCAAGATTTAAATTATATACAATTTAGAATAGTTATGCTTATAAAAGAAAAATTAGGAGCAATTTTAAATTTTATAGGGGATCAAAATCAAAATATTTTTCAATTTCGCGATTCAGAATCAAAGTATTTTACAGAATTTAATGGTAAGGAATTTCTATTAACTACTAATTTTAGATCGTCTGAAGAAATTATAGAATTTTCAAAAAACTTAAGAGCTGATAAATCACATAATATTGTATCATCAAAAGGAAAATCAAATATAAAACCAAAAATATATATTGATTCTGATATACCAAGAAAAATTGAACAACTAATAAGCGAGTTCTATGACGATGATCCTAATTTTAATTTGTCTAGTTTGGCAATAATATCGCCAGTAAAGGGAAAAATATCTCATAATTCTGCTACAGGGTTATGCATGGTTGCTAATGTTTTATCTGGTTTGGGTATTAATTTTATGCAATTCTATGATGAATCAAAAGAAGAAAATAATCCAAATTTAAAATATGAACCAATAGATAAACATTGTTCACTTATAACTATATGTGGATCAAAAGGTTTACAATGGCAACATATTATATTAATTGGCGCAAAATCTTGTTTGATTAATTATTATACTTTTACAGAAAAACAACACAATGATGAAAAGAATTTATTATATGTTGGAACATCACGTTCAATAGAAACATTATCTATTATAGTTGATGAAAATAAAAAGTCAGTCAGTATAAATCATTGGTTTCAAGATGTTGATGAAGATACATATGAGATTATAACAGATACAGCTCATAAAAAATTAACATTTCCACAATTACGTTTTAATAACGAAATACGTTTTGATAATAAAATAACACGGATTATAGATAATATACCAATACATATATTAAACGAATTGTCAAATATAATTGATTATGATAATATTAATAAAGAAATAACAAAAATATATGATAATGATTTCTCAAAGGTTGAATTTACATCACCAATATTATTAGGTAAATTTATAGAATCTTTCTTTGTTAATTGTATTAAACTAAAAAATAATCAACCATTAAAAGAATACTATGATATAAAAAATATATCGAATAATACAAATATACATGAATGTACAAATAATAAACTTATAGAATGGATTTCAAATAATAAATATTTATCATGGGAACAAATTGATATTATTAAAGATAAATTAGGAACTTTATATAATGAAATATTATTGTTAAAGAATAAAAATAAAAATAATTTATTACCATTAGAGAAATATAGTTTCTTGATAATTAATAATTACTATAAAACATTTGTTTTAAATAATAAAGAATGGATTAAAAAAATATATGATAAATATACTGATTTTACTGATTTAGATAACTTAAATAAATTTAAAAAAATATTATTTTATTGTGAGATAATACAACATGCACTTCAAACACAACACTATTATCATATTAAAAATAAAGGTAGTAAATATGCTACCCTGTTACTATTATATAAAGATATGTTAGATAAAATAGTAGAATATGTTAAAACAATACCAGATGATTTTATAGAATTTAATAAATACATTGAAGCATATGATTTATGTGGTGAAATCGATGCAATTGATTCTAATAATCAACTATGGGAAATAAAAGTAGTAAAAGATATACAATTAAAACATATATTACAATTACTATTATATAATATAATGAATAATAAACAAACAAATTATAAATTAAATTTTATAAACTTTTTAAAGGGTGAAAAAGTAATAATAAACTTAAATCTTGATGAATATAAAATAAATAGAATAATAGATATATTTCAAAAATATTCATCAACTAGAAAAAATTAATATCTAACCTTTAATTAATTTAACAAGGTCTACATAAGTAATTGCTCTTGTTTTACAGCAAATATTTTTAAATAGAGATTTTATAAGTTCTTGACGATCTTTAATAAAATCTGGATTTTTATCAAATCCTCTAGACAATAGTTCATCATTTATATTATATTTGTTGCATATTTCTTTAAGTTTAGTATTATAAATTAATTGTTTATCACCTAACAATTCGCCACATGAAGGACATATCATATATAGCATTTTAAGTATATAATATAGAAGTAAAATATATTTAAATCAATTATTATTTTCTTCAATTTTTATTATATTTATATCATTTTATAAATTTCACGATATATATTATATGTCTCAACAACTAATACAAGATAATTCTGGTAATATACTTGATTTTAATAATATGACAACTGCTGAAAAAAAGAAATGGAATGCTTTATTTAATTTAGATTTTGATGAATATAAAAAACAAGTAAAGAAAGAATATCACGAACAACAAGTAGATTATTCAAAAATAAAATATTTAGACAATTATTGTATACCAAGAGTTGATAATACTTATTTAATTGTTGGTATTGTATTAATAGTATTTGCTATTATTTTAATGATTATAAATTAAATTTTCTAATTATTGTGAAACATTAATCTTTTAAGTAGCAAAATTAAAAAAATCTAATAATATCTCTTCAATATTCATTTCTGAACCATAATTTGAAGCTGACAAAGTTAATACAACATAGTCGCACATTATTTTTTTAAATGGAAATGTTTCTCCTAATTCAAATATATAATCTTCTGTTGAGAATGGATGTATATTTGTATAATTTTCCCATTTTGTTTTTTCTTTTTGTGATAATTCTTTATATGATTTTTCCCTTGTAACATTATATTCTTCTTCTACCATATTTGTTTTATTTGGTTTCCCATCTTCCATTATTATATAATTTATTTTTTCATTATTTATATTATTTAATTTATTTCTTGTATCAATATATTCTATTAGTTTAGTTATATATTTTTGATGTATTAAACATTCTAAAAATGGTTTCTGTTCTATTGCCGAATACCATTTTCCACATATTCTACCATTATAGTCTTTAAATTCGTTATCTATCCATTTATCATGTTCTATTAATGAACCCTGTCCACCAAAAGTAAAAACACCAACATCATGTAATTTTAATAGATTTGGTATAAGTGATTTAGAATCATCTTCTAAAGGACCAGCATGATAAAAACTTTCTGATAATCTACCTTTTATAAATTCTTTATTACAATGAAATAGATCTTCTTGTTTTTTTATTTTACTCCATACAAATAATGGTTTAGTTAATCCATATTCTTTTATTAATCCATCTAAATCTGTAAAAGTAATATGTACATACTTTTTCTTAACTGTCAAGCCATATTGTTCAAATATTTGGGTTATATTTTGATCTGTATTTTGAGTTTCCATTATATATTTAATTATAATAAGTATTCATCTATAAAACATATATTTTTCATTTTTTATTTTAAAATATATTTATTTTAGTAATTCAGAATTAGCACCAATTATCTGATCAGGATTTGGATAAGAAACAGTTGATATATTGTAAACAGGATATGTTGCAAATTTATTAGTTGGTATTTTTTCTACAAATTTATTAACTTTTTTTTTATTATATTCTTTTTCTTTTACATCAACTATTTCATAATATTCATTAAGTTTTAATCTTCTAACACCATATTTGTCATTTGATGGATTTGGAAATTGACATATTTGATAATATGTAAATTTTGCTGGTTCTGGTTTATAACACATATCAGGATCTTTATTTCTTTTAAAATTAAATTTTATATTTGTAGTTCCATTTATAGAGTTGTTCATAGAATATAATTATAAAAAAATTTATTTTTTAAAACACAATAAAAATTATTAATATATTAAAATATCTATGGTTTGATATTTATCACGAAAATTGTGAATCAATTCTTGGTTTTCATTATATATTTTTTGTGGTATAGAAATGCTTTCAACATCTTTTGAAATATCTACGGTTCCATGTATTTGAGCTTCTATATATGTAGGCATATCTATATGTTGATTAGATTCTATCAATTTAATAAAAAGTTTTACTATAGGTGGTGTAAAATGATATAATATATGATCACAATTGTCAAATGTGCATATATATTGTTGTTTGTGAAAAGAATCGCAATATATAAATGTTGTACGTTCTTTTATTGAGTTTTTATATTTTATACATATATTTCCATAGGCAGAACATGTTTTATCACCTGAAATATTATCATATAGATTTACTGATCCATATTTTGGTCGATCTTTCGGTTGACAGTTATTATACACTTTATGAAATAATAGATTTTCAACAGATACTCTGACTGAGCCACCGTTGTTATCGGGTTGAATTTCGAATAAATTTTTTAGATACGGATTAATTAAAAGTCCTTGTAATGCACGTAATGGTATCATAGTAGTAATAAATGTATTATTTTTGATATAATTAACTATTTTATTTATATATGATCTATCAATATCATGTTCAATAAATTGTTGTTCTATTTGATAAACTAGATTTTTAGCATGTATTTTTGCTTTTAGATTAGCTTTTTTTAAAGCTAGTTTTTGTATATCATTTAATGTTTCATTTGCATCCATAAATATATCTAATTAGTATGATTTTTAACATGATTAAAATAAAATATTTTCAATTTTTGTTTTATATCCTGTTAAAATATAATTTTTTTCCCTTTTCTAATAAATTATCATCAATGTTATAACCATCTGGATAATTTTGAAAGATTAATTTAATTGTATAATCCATACCATTTTCTTTAATATATTTTTCATGTAATATATAGATGTCTTTTAAATATTCATCAAGAATTTCAGTTAAATCAAGTATAACATCATTAACATTGTATTCTATTGGTAATTTTAATTCAAATGATAATAAACAATTTAAAATTAATTTTTTAAGATCTAATAAATTATAGTACAAATTTGTACTATAGTGAGGATCGATATAACATAAATCTATAATTTCAAGAAAATTTTCAATATGTTTCAACAATTCTATATATGCTTCTTGATTATAATAATAATATCCTTCAATACTATATATTATATCTAAAAGATTTTTATGTTTTAATATACGTTTTACTTTATTTCTAGAAACAAGTTTTTCTTTTTTATTATTTAAAATTTCTTGTCTTTTATCAATTATATATTTTATTATAAAAAGCAATATAATTAGAGTTATAATTTTAATGATTATCATATAATATAAAAATTGATTTTTATAAAGATAGAATAATAATTTAAAAATATATTACTTATTAAATAATAACTATGGATATACAAAAGCTTATTCTTAATAATACTAAGGAACGTTATAAACTAGAACTAGAATATACCGATAATGAAGATGCTAAACAACAAATAATAAATATAATAAATAAATTAGATGCCCCTCTTGAAAATAAAATAGATAAATTTAATAATAAAATTGATGAAGCTGAAACATTAAGTATGAAAAAGAAATTTTATAGACTTAAACCACTTCAGAAAAGAAATGTATTAATTAATTATTTCATTGATAAAAAATATACAAAAGAACAAGCTGAAAAATATACAACTAAAATACTTAAAATGATTTCTGATGAAACAATAAAAAATGCAAATATAGAATATGATATTGATACTACAAAAGTTACTAATATAAATTCTATATCTATTATTGATGATGATGTGAAATATATTAAAGTAACAAAGTCACGAAATAAAAAACAACCAGATAATAAAAATGATTCTGATGATGAACAAGAAGATGATACAATAGAAGAGAAACCTATAAAAAAATCAGTAAAATCAAATAAAAAATAATTTAAGTAAAGCATTAATATATTAATATATATTTATTATATTAATATATGGATAAGTTTGAAATAATTAATAATAAACTTACAAATTTATTTAATTACGTTAATACATTATATAAAATGATAACAGATGTAACAAAAAATTTTATATTCAATCCATCTGAAAATATAGTTACAGTTATTAGTAATTTATTTACTATAAATACAAATAGTCAACATATAAATCTAGGACCATTATATGATCCAACACAAGCAATTATGAATATTGACACGTCAAATCCAACATCTATGATTTTATATGGTACAACACAAACACCGGTAACTAGTCAAGTTTTACCACCAAGTTCTTTATTTTTAACCCAAAATAATAATGGTGAAATATATATAATGACAAATGGTACCTTGAAGAAATTAAAAACAATACCAATACAACCAGTTAGAAATAATCAAAAATAAAACAATTTAAAAATAAAAATATACATAATTTATATATGGACAATATTATACCCCAATCAATTAATGATAAGATAACGACATTATATAATTATGTTACTAATCTTTATAAATCTTTTATAGATCTAACAGCAAACTATTTTAATATTGATACAACGAATAAAATAGTATCTGTTCAAGGTAATTATTTTAGTTTAAATACTATATCACCAGTTATAAATTTAGGTAATGATAATAATAATCATCCAATAATTCAAATTATATACGGTACAACACAAAATCCATCATTACCATTAGGTGCATATATACCAAATGGATCATTGTATTTAACACAGAATAATAATGGTGAAGCATATTTAATGGTAAATCAAACATGGTTAAAATTAC